AGGCAAGCTTACTGTTAAACAGGAAAAGTTTGCTCAGAAATATGTAGAGACAAGCAATGCTAGTGAGGCATATAGACAAAGCTACAATGCTGAAAACATGAATGTTGACAGTATTAAGATAGAAGCAAGCAGGCTTATGGATAACCCTAACATTGCCCTAACCGTAAAAACTTTAAGGGATGAACTTAAAGAAAGGCACAATGTAACCGTTGATAGCCTTACGATAGAGCTAGAAGAGGCAAGACAGATAGCCTTAACAGAGAAGCAAAGCTCTAGTGCTGTATCAGCTTCTATGGGCAAAGCTAAACTACATGGCCTAGACAAAGATAAGTTAGACGTAGTGGGTGATTTTACTTTCACACTGAACAAGGTAGTACATAGTGCCAGAGATAACGATTAACTCAGCTGACTGGGCGCAAGCACTAGACCCTAAGTATCGTTACATATTCATAAGGGGTGGCCGTTCAAGCGGTAAGTCACATGAGGTTGGTCAATATTTAGTTGAGCGTTCGTTTAGTGAAAAAGATTTAAAGATAGTCTGCTTACGTGAAATACAGAAATCCATTGATAAAAGCTCAAAGAGTTTAGTTGATGATAAAATCAGTAGCATGGGCTTGGATAAGTATTACAAGTCTATCCAAAGTGAAATACGCAAAGAGGTTGGTAAAGATACAGGTCTATTCTACTTTCAGGGTATGAATGACTTGACAGCTGATAGTGTTAAGTCGCTTGAGGGCTTCAAGGTTGCATGGTTTGAGGAAGCTCAGAATTGCACACGTAATACACTAAAGGTTTTAAGACCTACGATTAGAATGGATAATTCACAGATTATCTTTACATGGAATCCTAAGTTTCCTGATGATGCTATTGATGAGTTTTGTAATCAAATGCGTAACGAGCCAGACTGTTTAGTTATCCATGTAAACTATACGGACAATCCGTTTATTAGTGATGTTGTGCATCGTGAAGTTGAGATAGATAAAAAGTCATCACCAGAGGATTTTAAACATATCTGGCTAGGTGATTACGATACAAGCTTTCATGGTCATTACTATGCAAAACTATTAGACGATGCCAAAGCAGATGGCAGAATAACCAGCGTACCACGCAAGACAGGCGTTGATATTATATGTGCATGGGATTTAGGACGTGCCGACTATACAGCTATATGGGTTGCTCAAGTAGTGGGTTTAGAGGTTAGAATAATTGATTACATACAAGCCCAGTTTGAGGACTTAGATTACTACGCTAAATGGATAAAGGATAATGATTATAACGAGCTTCATTACTTGCCCCACGATGCCAAGCACAGCCGATTAGGTATGAAAGGTAGTATTCAAGCTCAACTAAAAACAATGGGGCTGACTGACTCACGTATCTTACCCATGATGAAAGTAGATGCAGGACGTAGATTAGCTAAGACGTTGATTAAGGAATCTTACATAGCTGAGGTTAAGTGCAAGGATGGCTTACAAGCGTTAAGGCATGACAAATCAGTCTATGACGAAAAGACAGGTAAGTATAAAGAAACACACGAACAAGATGGGGCGGCGGCGTTTAGATATCTAGCGCAAGCGTTACAGATTAAAGAAACAAAGATAACACCAGTAGACGATTATATACCACAATCTAGCTCTTGGATGGGCTAAAGGAAACTTATGACAGATAAATATGATTTAGAGCAAGCCAAGTCAAACTGGGAGGCTTGCAAAACCGCATGTGAAGACCAATACTTAGAATGTACTAATGACTGGCGATTTCTACATGGTGTGGGTCAATGGGATGAAAAGGATATATCCAAGCGTAAAGCTCAGGGTAGACCAACCCTCACACTTAATCAGCTACTTCCATATGCACAGCAAATTATTAACGACATACGTCAAAGTCGTTTAGCAATTCGTGTAAGTCCAGTTGATGATGATGCCGATGTAGACACAGCCGAGATATTACAAGGTATTATTCGTAATATTGAGCGTCAAAGTAATGCACAATCAACGTATGCAACAGCGGCAATGAATGGTGTTGGTTCTGGTATCGGTTGGATTAGAGTAAGAACAGACTATTCCGATGTAGATACGTTTGACCAAGAGGCATACATTGAGCGTGTCTTAGACTTCACTAGCGTTTATTTAGACCCTGATAGCACAGAGCTAGATGGTAGTGATTCCGAATATGGATTTATTCGTGTTGATTACACAGAGGATAGGTTTAAGGAATTATACCCTAATGCCGAGCCTATTAGTTTTGATAGTGAGTCTAGCGATGGCAATATATGCGTAGTAGAATATTACAAACGTTGCTACAAAGTTGGTAAATTATACCGTATTCTATTAGTAGACCAGTCAGAGCGAATCATTAACTCAGAGCAAAAAAATATCATTGATGAAGATGGTACTGTTGAGTATGAGGAAATAGAATCTCGTGATGTAGAAGCACCTTACGTCATGCACTATGTTTTAAATGGTGAAGAAGATCCTATAGAGGAAAGCGAATTTCCATCTAAATATATTCCATTAGTTCCTGTTATTGGTGATGAAGTTTACATTAATAATATACGTGAGTTTCACAGCTTAATCAGACAGGCAAAAGATGGTCAAAAGATGTATAACTGGTTTAATTCCTCTTATGCAGAATCAGCCGCTATAGCTCCAAAAACCCCTTGGATCGCGCCTATTGGTTCGTTCAAATCACAACCTAATAAGTGGGCTAATGCTAACACTGAAAACTTCTCAACGTTAGAATATGATTTAGTAATTGGCGAGGATGGCATGAGAGCCGAGCCACCTCAAAGAACATTAGCCGCACAACCTGATATTGCTATGATGCAAGGCGCACAAATGGCTAAAGAGGATATACGCCTATCTATTGGTATGCCCCAAGCTAATATGGGAGAGCAAGGTAATGAAATATCAGGGGTTGCAGTTCGTAATAGACAGATTGAAGGCGACAACGCTACATTCCATTTTATTGATAACTTAAGTACAAGTATTTCACATGTGGGGCGTATTTTAGTAGACATCATACCAACTATTTATTCAGAGCGTAAAGTAGCTAGAATACTTGGCGATGATGATAAAGAAAAGAACGTCCCTATCAATACCCCATTTGTTAAAGAAGAGGGCAATGAGCGCCCTGTTAAACAAGGCGAAAATTACGATGGCATTTATGATCTAACCGTTGGAAAATATGATGTTGTTTGTGATGTAGGCGCAAGCTACTCAAGTAAACGTCAAGAGGAAGCAGATAAACTTATTCAATTAATTCAAGCACAACCTGAGTTAATGAGCGTTGTTGGTGACTTACTATTTAAAGCCCTCGACCTTCCTAATGGAAAAGAAATATCAGATAGAATTAGAGCTAACATGCCCCCTGAAATGCTAGGTGAAGACCCTATGGCGGCTAAGTTACAAGAGGCGGCTAAAGGCTTGGAAGCTATGCAAGAGCAATTAAAGAACTATGAAGCGGCTCTACAGGACAAGACCAAAGATACCAAATTTGATCAGACCGTTAAGATGCAAGAATTAGAATTAGATAGAGAAAAGTTATCTAATGAAACAGCTAAAACTCAGGCCGAGATTGAGAAAATGCGGGCTGAAACTACAGGATTTAATATGGAAGCCGTAAACGCTTTAGGCGGTGCGGTTAATGCTTTGTTTGAGGACTTTACAGACGTTAAACAAGCAATGGAAATTATGCTAGATGCTAAAGAAGCAGAAGCGAATGAGGGAATCGAACCACCTCTTGAGGGTTCGGAATAGCTGTAAGAAAGCGCAAACTATGACTGAAGATGTAACAATCGAAACCACTACAGAAGATGTAACAATCGAAAATGCAGAAGAAACCAAGACCGAAGATACAGAGGTGGAAGCCTCGCCAGAAGTTGAAAGTGAAGAAATTGCAGAAACTGTTGAGCAGAAATTAGAACGTGTTCAAAAGGAAAACACAACACTATCTAAGAAAACTGAACGGCAGGCCATGGCTTATAACTCAATGCGTAAAGCACATGAGAATAAGTTACAAGAGTTTGAAGCTATGCAGGCTAAAATCTCTCAACAAGAACCTAAACTAGAACCAACGATAGATGATTATGATACACATGATGAATATGTGGATGCCCTTGCAAACTTCCGAGCTGATAAATTAACAGTCCAGAAAGAGCAAGAGTTTCAACAACGTCAATTAGCTGAAAGTCAACAAAAGGAAGCGGCTGAAAGAGCTGTTATCTCACGTGAGCAGGAGGCTGAATACCTTAAAGTTAATCCACGATACGAAGCGTCAAAGAATGAGTTTTCATCTTATGTTTCAACAGCAGGAATAAACTCCCAAGTTGAAAGCGCAATTGTAGACATGGCTTTTGAAGGTAATGTGGCTCAGATTATCGACTATTTTGGTGCTAACAATGGTGAGCGTATTAGTGAATTGGAAACAATAGCTAGAATGACACCAGTTAAGGCGGCGGTTGAGATTTATAAAATCCAACAGACACTGAAAACTCCTACTAAACAAACAAAAACAATTCCCGCACCTGTACAAAAGGTAAAGGGAACTAGCAAGGCATCAAAGAAGCTTGACGACATGGATGGCGCTGAGTTGCTTAAATCGCTAGGGCTAAGATAAAAGGAAAATAATCATGGCTAATACAATTAATACAGTAAAAGATGGCCCAGGGCTTTTTGCCAAGGGTATCGCACAAACACTTAAAGATAATTTAATGTTTTGTGGCTCTGTTGACCAAGCAGACAAATCAGACTTTGATGGTAAGAACGGTTTTAAATCGGGCGATACTATCTATACGTCTATTCCACCTCGTTATGTACCAGTACAAGACAATTTAGACATCACGTCTGCTATTGTTGATACGGTAGAAGAAAAAGCACCATTAGTGTTAAACAAAACAGCCACAGTAGGTATGAAGCTCGATTCTTTAGAGCTTGCGACTGATGTAGATGTAGCACAAGCACTCAAACGCCACGGTATGCCTGCGGCTGAGAGTATTGCACACAACATTGAATCACGTTGTATAGAAATTGCCTCAGATGCTATTTACAATAGTGTTGGTACTGCTGGTTCTAATGCGTTCACTGTTGCTGATGTTCTAGCGGCTCGTACTAAACTTAACCAAAACTATGCGCCAACAAGTGACCGTAAGTTACTTATGACTTCTGCGTCTGGTGCTTTGGCTGTTGTTGACCGTAAAGGACTTTTTCAGTCATCTAGCGAAATTGATAGTCAGTACAAAAAAGGTATGGTTGGTACTGCTGACGGTTTTGAATGGTATGAAAATGAGCTATTGAATACACATGCAAACAGTTCTGATGTAACTGGTGTAGCGGTAAACGATGCGGCATTTGGTGAGGGCGAAGCAGTCCTTACTATTGATGGTGCTAGTGCGGCTGTTACAATTGGTTCTGTCTTTACTATTGCTGGTGTTTACATGGTTAATCCTATCACTAAAGCGGTGACAGCTAACCTTCAACAGTTTGTTGCAACGACATCTAGTACAACTTCAATTGCTATCACACCTGCTATTTATGCTGGCTCAGCTGGTCTACAAAATGTAGATGCTTTGCCTGCTGATGACGCGGCTTTGGTATTTGTTGGAGCGGCTACTACTGGTCTAGTTCAGAACCTTGCTTACCACCCTTCATCTTTCAAGATGGTTACAGCTCCGTTGTACTCACCTAAAGGCGTTGACTTGGTAGCAAGTGAAACAGTGGATGGTATTACAGTGAATATCGTTCGTGACTTTGACGTTAAGACACGTGAAGTTATTACTCGTTTAGATGTTCTTTATGGCTTTGATAAAGTTCGTCCAGAATGGGCTACTAAACTAACTGCTTAATTCTTAGAGGCCACTACTTATGGTGGTGGCCTTCATTGAGTTAACCAAAGGAGAATACAATGGATATTAAATTTGAAAAAGATGGTGTTACAAAAACAACCCACGAAAAGTTTACAAAAGACTTGGAAGCGGTTGGCTGGTCAGTGGTTAAAGATAAACCAAAAGCGACTACAAAGAAAACACCAGCAAAAAAGAAAGATAAGTAATTGACAACAGCAAGAGACATTATCAAGGGTGGATTACGTAAGATATCAGTCTTAGGTACTGGCTCTAATTTATCAAATGAGGATGCACAAGACGCATTAGATTTACTCAATGGTATTCTATCAAGTTGGAGTGTTGAAGGTAATTTAGTTTATTCTGAAACTGCTGAAACTTTTAGCCTAGTAAGTGGCCAAGCTTCATATACTATTGGGACTGGTGGTGACTTTAATACAGTTAGACCCCATGTAATTAATACTGCCACTGTTACTATCGGGGACACTGATTACCCATTACATGTTTTTGACCAGAGCCAGTACGCTAGAATCACACAAAAGACAGTAGCGGGTACACCTGATATATTTTATTATGATGCTGGTTATCCATTAGGAACTATTAAAATATATCCAGTACCTACAGGCGAAACTATTACGCTTTATTCAATGAAGCCATTAACTCAATTCACTACCTTGGATACAGACCTTACTTTTCCTGATGAGTATAGAATAGCACTAGAATATAACCTAGCGGAAGCTATAGCCCCTGAATACGAACGTGAACCACCAATGACTGTCAGACGGATGGCAGTTAGAACAAAGAAAATTATTGAATCCCAGAATAACCGTAATGACAAACATCTAAGTACAATTGATGTACCAGCAGGTACTCAAGGCGGGTTTAATATTTATAGTGGAGATTACTAAATGCCAATAGTTCCCTTTGTAGGCGCTACTTATCAAATGGAGGCTGTTACATTCGATAATCAACGATGTGTTAACATGTATCCAATTATATCAGAGAGTGGCTCAAGCAAGAGTGTAGCGGCATTACGTAGCACTTCTGGGCTGACTGAGTTCGTGTCAATTGGTGGTGGGTACATTCGTAACGGTATTGAAAGTCAAGGCCGAGCATTTTTTGTTACAGGTGAAGATTTTTATGAGGTCTTTGCTGATGGCACTAGCACAAATCACGGTACACTAGATACCGCTGTTGGTGAGATTTACATGGAGGAAAACCCTACGCAAATCATGATTATTGATAGCATTGAGGGTTATATATTTAATAAAACTACTGATACATTCTCAAAGATTACAGACGTTGATTTTCCAGTACCTACTAGCTTAACATTTCAGGACGGTTATTTTATCGTAACTGAAAAGGATACATCTAAGTTTTGGATTAGTGGTATTAATGATGGTACAAGCTGGGCTACGTTAGATTTTACAACAGTTGAAAGTAACCCCGATGATTTGGTGGGTTGTTTATCTGATAGCTCTAATCTTTGGTTATTTGGTACTAAGAGTACAGAGGTGTACCAAAACACTGGTAACGCTACTTTCCCCTTTCAAAGAATCGGTGGCGCTATTATTGAAACAGGATGCGCGGCGGTTGGAACTATTAAAGAAATAGATAACGCTGTTATATGGTTAGGTACTGACCAGAATGGGGATGCTATCGTATGGCGCTCTAATGGCTATAACGCTCAAAGAATATCTACTCAGGCTATAGAATTGAAAGTAGCAGACAGTACAAACGTAGGAGAGTCTTACGCATGGGTGTATCACGAGCGCGGTCATGCTTTTTATTGCTTACAAATGCGGGGTTTAAAGACCACCCTTTGTTTAGATGTATCTACTAACATGTGGCATGAAAGGACGTATCGTGAGCCACTCTCAGGGGCAGAACAACAGCACTTAGGCTCTTGTCATGTGTTTGCTTTTCAAAAACATTTAGTAGGTGATAGGCGAAATGGTAAATTGTATCAAATGTCACTTGATTATTATTCTGATGATGGCGACCCTATTTCACGTAAGAGAATAAGCCCTCATTATTCAGAGGAGCGCAAATTAATAACCCATGCACAATTTGAACTAGACATGGAAACAGGCGTAGGACTTCAATCAGGTCAAGGTAGTGACCCTCAAGTTATGATGAGATATTCTGATGATGGCGGTAGAACATGGTCAAGTGAATTATTCAGAGATTTAGGAAAAGTTGGTAATTATAAACAGCGTGTTAAATGGAATAAGTTAGGGCGCTCAAGAGATAGAGTTTATTCAATAGAAATTAGTGACCCTGTTTTTGTGCAGATTAATGAGGCTATAATAAATGGCACTTGATGTTCCTCCTATCCAAGAGCCAACCACAACACAGCTAGGGTTATTCCCTCAAGTATGGGTTAGATGGTTAAACGCTGTTAAGAATGAAATAGATGTAATTGATGGGGCAACCCCTGCTGGTGGCGGTAGTTTCTCAATGGATATACTTGAGCTAACACAAACAACAATGCAACAGCATGACTCAACGGCTGATTTAGCTATTGAGTGGAAAACACAAGACACAACAAATGGTAATTTTACTCATTCCACCTCAACAAATCCTGAGCAGATAACTTGTAATACGGCTGGATGGTTAGATATTCGTTATGGGATTATGTATGACCAAGACGATGGCGCAAGGCTGAATACGGAAGCTTATATAACATTAAATGGCACTAGGGTTGAGAAGTCAGTCTCAAGAAAGACATATTATCGTGGTGTAGCTTACGGTAAATATGGAGATGAAAGCAGGGCTTTTTACTTAGAGGTTGCGGTTAGTGATGTTTTAGAGTTGCATAGTGGTGTAGCTGATGGAGCAAGTGCTTTCACTCTGAATAGGGAAATTGATACAATACCAACTATGACCACAATACAAGTTAGGTATTTAGGATGATAAGACAGGCTGAATATAATGACCTCCCAGAGATAACTAGATTATATCGTATGGGATTGACAGAGCTTGGCATGGAATACAAAGACCACTTAACTGAACAAAAATCAGAAGTATGTTTGCATTTAGCACCTTGCTTTTTAGTAGTAGTTGGTGGTAATATAGTCGGGTTAGCAGGACTAACACTCATTACCGCTTCCCACAATGGGCAAGTAAGTTTGGCAGATTATATGTTTTTCGTTGAAAAGAAACATAGAACCTTAAAAACGCTTAACAATCTAGTTAGAGAGATTAAGGCGTTTGCGGACGAAAAAGACCTCCCAGTTAGATTAGAATTTATAACAAACACAGAGCCTAAAATACGTGAACGGTTATTTACCATGAACGGTTTTAAGGTTAGTTCTGTAATTGGAGTTTACAATGGGTAAAGGCGGCGGCGGCGGTTACGACACAAGCGGGCTAGAGCAAGCAACAGCAGAATCTAACGCGCTAAATAAGCAAATCTATGAAGAAGGCCGTGAGGACTCAGCCCCTTGGTATCAAATGGGTTCACAGTCAGTATCAAAGCTTTCTGATTTACTGGGTTTAGTCGGTGGATCTATGCAATCACGAGATGATGTTTATAGTGAACTACTCCCACAATATCAAAACACCACAACTACAGGTGGTGATACTGATTTATATCGTACCAGTACAGGACAGGTATTAGGTATGGATGACGCTGTAAGGGCGCAACTTAGAACTAATGGAGGAGCTACACATGGTCAAGAATACCAATACACAAGCGGTGCAAGACCATTAAGTGACATTGGTATTAACCCTTTTTCTACTAGTCAAAGCACAACTACAACAGATACAGAAGGTTTAAACTCAGCTATTGCCGCACGAATGGCAGGGCAAGAAACACCAGAAGGTTATGGAAGTCTATTAGAGAGATTTGACGAAACTAAAATGAAAGATAGTGCGGGTTATAAATACCGCATGGATGAAGCTAATACAGCATTAGAGCGTCAAATGGCGGCGCAAGGCGTAACATTAGGTGGTGGTGGTTATGGTGAGATCAATCCTCAAGCTTATGAAGCAATGCAGGCAATGAATCAAGGCATGGCATCACAAGAATATAACAATGAATATAATAGATATGTTGGAGACCAATTAAATACCTTTAATATGTTGATGGGTGCAAGTGGTTCTGGTCAACAAGCCACAGGCCAAATGCAACAAGGTGGTCAAAACTATGCAAACGCATTCGGTCAAAATGTTCAAGGTCTAGCAAGCGCACAACAAAACGCACAACTAGCAGAAGCATCAAAGCCTAGCATGTTTAGTCAATTACTTGACACAGGAAAACAATTAGGAACAGCCGCTATCATGGCTGGTTCTGACATACGGATTAAAGAAAACATTATTCCTGATGGTATTGATGGGCATTATAATATGTACCAATGGAATTATATAGGTGATGGAACAACATACAGAAGCCCTATGGCGCAAGAGGTTGAATTAATAGCCCCTGATGCAGTTGTAGAGTTGAATGGTGTTAAACATATTCATTATAATATGATTGATGCTAAAATGACGGAGGTTAACTAATGCCTTACAAAGACATAAACTGGGGAATGCCAGTACAAGCGCAACAATTCCAACAACAACAGCAAGCTCAACAATTTGCACAAATGCTAGGGGCTATTCAGGATAAGAAAAACCGTGAGTTAAAAGTTAGACAGCTTGAGATGAAAGCTAATGAGGTTGATTACAATAAGATGGGTCAAGCGGCAATCATTGAGCAATTAATGGCTAAAGGCATGACGCAAGAACAAGCGGCGGCCGAGTTATATAATGCTAAAATGACAGGCGCTCCACAGTTTGACGAATTAGGGCACGTTGTAGGCAGGAGGCAAAGCCCATTTGAGAGCCTTGGTTTAAATGGGCGTATTATATCTGAAGCTGGGGCTTTTGACAGTCAACCAAACTCAAGACGCTCTAATATCCCTAGCCCATTAGATAATATGATGGGTAATGTTCCAACTCTGAGCAACAACGATGTAAACACAGAGGCTTTAAATATACCTTCTGTACCTAATGAAATTCAACCTTTAGGCTCAAACTCAGTTGGTGATAATATAGGCACTTACAACTACATAGATGTTCCAGTTAACGCCCCTCATTCTTATAATGCAGACAAACAAAAAGTTGCAACACCTGACGAATTTACAGCATTAAAAACCCCTCAAGTAAGGGCACAAGGTAGATACTCAGATAGTACACCAGCTATTACAGGTGAAATTAGCACTAATTTAAGTTTAAAAAAGTATGCGGCTGAAAAGAACATTGACTTACAAGCATTAAGCCAAGAGGACAAACTTGATCTTATGAAAGAAAAGGAACAGGCTGAACAAGAAGTACAAGCTAAAAAACCACAAGAGATATTGGATATTGAATCTGCTTTTCAAGAGGCTGGTAATATGAATAGTACAATTAAAGATATTTACGACAACGCTAAATGGTACACCACAGGCGGTGTAGCGCAAATGACTAAAGGGGTTGGTGGTACTCCTGCCCATGATTTAGCCGCTAATTTACAGACTATTGAGTCTGATGCTGGTTTAAGTAAATTAATCGAAGTCAAAGCTAGAGGCGGTACATTTGGTGCATTACAAGAGAAAGAATTGGAATTACTTGTAAACAGCCGCGCCGCTTTATTGCAAACACAAGGCACTCCACAATTTAAAGAAAATTTAATCAAATACCAAACACAACGCACACAAACTATGAGGAATTTAGCCACATTTTTTGAATCTAAATATGGGGCAGTACCAGATGGATTATTAGAGGGTTTAGATAAAAACCAGATAGACACAAGAGAAGAAGATGCCAAAGCTGGTAAGCTTCTAAGACACCCAGAAACAGGCGAAACTATTAAATGGGAAAACGGAGCATGGACGAAGATAAACTAATCATCCCAGAAGGTTTTGAGGTTGTTGCCGATGAGATGACAATCCCAGAAGGGTTTGAGGTTGTTCCAGATACTTTCATGGGTAATGTGGTAGACAAAGCTAATCAAGCTGTTAATCTGGGGTTATCTTACCAGCAAGGGCGCTCAGGTGGTTTAATACATAAAGGTCTTTCTGCAATAGGAGCGGCTGAGGGTAAGTTACTTCTAGAAGCTGGTGAAAAGGGGTTAGGGATAACAAACAAATTAGGGCTAACTGATACACAATTTGAAGCCCCTAGTTATGGTGATATTTACAAAGCTAATATAAGGGGTATCCAAGGTAAGGTTAATCAATCTTATGAGGATAATCCTATTATGTCTGCCGTTGCAGAAGGTGGCGGAGGTGTGAGAACAGGATTACAATTAGGAGGAACAAAAATTGCCAAAGGAATTAATAATTGGGTTAAGGGTTCGCCACCAACCTCTATGTCAAACAGAGCCGCTTCCTTATTTTACAAAACAGCCAAACAAGGCGGTCTTGGTGCGGGTGGATATGCAACTTATAAGCAAGGCATTGCTGACCCCGATAAACAAGGTGAAGGAATTTTATCTGACCTCGCAATTGGGGGAGGTATTAGTAGTGGTCTTGGTGTCGCTGGCACTGCTATTGGCGCTGGGGTAAAAGCTGTAGTGCCTAAAGTAGATGAAGCTTTATTGCCAGTTGTTGAGTTAGCAAAAAAATATAATATTCCGACTTCTTTAGACCAAGTTACAAACTCTAAAGCCTTAAATAATTTACAAAAGGTAAGCCAAGAACTACCATTTAGCGGTCATGATTCTTTTAGAAGTGTTCAACAAGACAGTTTTAATCGGGCGCTTATAAAAACTTTTGGTGAGGACTACGATAGATTTACACCAGAATTAATGGACAAAACTTTTACTAAACTTGGTAAGCAATTTGATAATTTTGCTAAAGGAAAAAAATACACGGTTGAAGCCCTAAAAAACAACTTAGACGAAGCCCTAGAAGGGGCAGATAAGATATATAGTAAAGAAGCTAGGGATAGTGTTAAGTTAGCGATAGATGATATTGCAAATGATTTTGATGGTGGTATCTTAGAGGGGGGCAAGTTGTCATTTCATCGGGCTAAGGTAAATGCGTACGCAAGAAAAGCAAATGATTTTGATAGAACAGCGTTATTCAGAGATTTAGAAAACGCATTAATTGAAACCGCTACAGAAGGTGATGAAGCCCTGAAAGCTGGTTTTTCTAAGACTAAACAGCATTACAAAAACCTATTAGCTGTTGAGCCATTAGCGACCAAGGCAAAAAAAGGTAACATAAGTCCGACTTTATTAAATCAAAGAGTCGCGAGGGTTTATGGTCGTCAACATACACGAGGTAAGGCTGGTGATATAGGAGAGCTTGCAAGGTTAGGGCATGAACTATTAGGCGAACTAGGCGGCTCAGACACAACACAAAAGCTTTTATACACAGGTGGCGCGGCTGGAGTTGCAGGCGCAGGACAAGCGCCTTTAGTGGTTGGCTCATTAATGGGGAACAAAGCATTCCAAAAATGGTTTATGCAAAACCCTTTAGTGGTAGAAAAAGCTTTAATGAAAACATATCAAAAACAAATAAAAGCACAAGGATTAGAAAACTTAGGTATGACAGCACAAGAATTAATAGAGGAAGTTAAATAAATGAGTAAAATATCCCCATACGCCTTTTTACAAGAGTTTGATAATAATGGAGAGCCTTTAGCTGGTGGCTTGTTATATACTTACGATGCAGGAACAGCGACACCTAAAGCTACTTATACAGATAGTGATGAGGGAACGGCTAATGATAATCCAGTTGTGCTAGATGCTTACGGACGTGCTGATGTCTGGCTTACAACAGGGGCTTATAAGTTTATACTTAAAACTAGCGCGGGTGTAACCATTAAAGAAGTTGATGACATTGTTGGTGAGGCTTCAAATGTCTTTGGTGCGAGTGTTACAACAGTTACAACTAGTATTGCGGTGACAGACGTTTATCAGAATGGTGTATTGAATTGTACTAGTGCTGTAACGTTATCATTGCTTGATGTTGCCACAGCTAACGAGGGCTTTTTATTCTCAGTTAAAAACTCATCTAGTGGAAGTGTTGTAATTGACCCTGATGGTGCTGAGTTAATAGATGGCGCGGCAACTATTACAATGACTGCTGGTGAAAGTGCTTTGATTGTATGTGATGGTACAAAATGGATTAGCCTGTTTTATGAAGAAAACAACACAGGGCAATTTGCAGATGATTTATTCCGCATACAAGATAATGCAGACGCGACAAAACAGATTGCTTTTGAGGGTTCTGGCATTGATACAGCCACGACTAGAACCATGACAATACCTAATAAAGATGGAACGGTAGCAACACTATCTGATATTACCTTGATACAAGGCCACATAACAGGATTAGGCATAAGTAATGACACAGACGCCGACCACGATATTTTAGTTGCCACTGGACAGGCAACGGACGATACAAATACGGCTTATATTACATTATCAACGGCAATCACAAAGCAGATAGACGCTACTTGGGCGGTTGGTGATGATGCAGGGGGGCTTGATACTGGCTCGGTAGGTAACACAACATGGTATTATTTATGGCTTATTAAGCGGTCTGATACAGGCGTGGTAGATGCTTTATTCTCAACTTCAAGCACATCACCAACAATGCCGACTGACTATGATTTAAAACGATTAATAGGCGCTGTTAAGACTGATGGATCTGCTAATATTTTAGCATTTACGCAAAAAAACAATAGATACATACTTACAGATAGTATTGCTGATGTGAATGAAACAAGTTGGGATGGTTCGGCTGGTGTTAATTACGCTTTGACTGCGCCACCAAATAGTACAGCATTATTTAGAGCGGTTGCAGAAGATGGAACATTATGGGGAGTATTATTTACAGCCATAAATGAAACAAATGTTGCGGCAGGTACAGTAACGACTGGTAATGCTTCATTAGTTGGCGGCTCAGCGAGTGAGGCGGCAGGGCATTTTGAAATTGATGTTAATGCTTCATCACAGATTAGAGTTAGAACAAATACAGCAACGATGAATTACACCCGCGTTTATACTTATGGGTGGATATTTGAAAGGTAGATTATGACGATTACTAACGGATTAGTGCAGGGATTAACTGGAAGTCTTACAAGTGGATTGATAGTAGCTTCTGGTGGTGGTGTTGTATCTCAGCTTGCTAAATGGGAAGTGGCGGCGCAAGCGGTTATTGGTGGTAGTTCTGATGCTCGTGTGTTGATGATTGGTGACAGCACTGTACTTGGTACATTAGGCGCGGGTAATCCATTAAGACCAAATGAAACTAAAGGTATTGCAAACAACTTAAAGTTATTAGGTGTACCATCTCAAGACGATGCAAGTATGGGCTTTTCAAGCTTTAGTGCTGGTAAGAGATTGAATGACCCACGCATAAGCGGTACATGGACAATGGGAAGCTCAGGAATTATAGGCGGGTTTACAGCGGCAACCTCAACGGCTGGACACGAATTAATATTTACCCCTGATAGTAAGTGTGACACTTTCCGTATTTTCTTTTGGGAAAATGGAACTACTGGCGGAACTATTGAGATAACCGCAACAGGTGGTTCTACAACGTCAATAAGAACTGGTACAAGTGAGGTTCAAGGTACAGCCTTTGGCACAACAGTTTATAAATATATTGATGTGACAGCGGCAAGTCTAGCTTTAGGCAATTCAGTAACAATTGAATTTATCACAGGTAGCGCAGCTAATCTTGTTTCAATTGAAGCATGGGATAGCACAAGAAAGCAGGTTATTTTTGTCAATGCGGGTTGGTATGGCTCAAGCTCCACAGACTGGTCATTCGATAGTACGGATGGAAGAAAACCACGCGATGCTATGCGTAAAATGCCTGATGGTTACTATTCATTAGTAGTGATTAATGCGGGAATAAATGACGCTAATAACAGTCGGACGGAAGTAGATTTTAAAGCTAATATTCAGGCAATGATTGACGCTATTGGAAGTAAGGCGGATATTATTCTTGAAAGCTGTAACCCTATTAGTGCGGGAACGACTCAAGATTATTCTGATTGGCTTGGTGAACTAGCTGTATTGAATAATCTTACTTTTGTTAATATTCACGATGATGTGACAAGTTGGGGTACATATTCTAACGCTAATACAAAAGGATTGATGGGCGATACTTTACACCCTAATTATTTAGGCGCGTTGAATAAGGCTGATTTGTTTTCACCAACATTAACGGATGGTTTAACCCTTCCTACAATGTTTGACCCTGTAACTGATTTATCTCCTCTTGCCGTTCACGATGCACATATTGCGGCTACAGTATTAATGACAACGGCTAGTGGACGAGTTAAAACTTTTGAAGATACAACAGCTAATTCAGTAGACATGACTGTCGCAAGTTCTACGAACGAACCTAGATATGGTGACGAGTTTATTGCTGGTTATCCTTGTAT